GCACAAACTAATAATACTATGGCAATACTTAAATCATCCACTGAAGAACCGCTATTAACCGCAGCGCAACAACGACTATGTCGTACGGCGTCACGGATTGACCAGCTCCTAAGTGTACTAAAAATCATCGATACAGCACAGGCCTTTCTAAATGCAGAGGCTTCACAGCCAATTGCACTTAAACAGGCCCTAAGCCATACACGAGATCAAACGTACCAAGAAGTAGCAGCAGAAATTCTGCGCAACTCCCCGAAGAAGAAGTCACCGAACGGTGAGGCTCTTAAGCCGGAGGTTAAGGTCCTGCCCTAGTAAGACGTTTGCGGGGACGCAACAAATAGCCCAAGAGATAGTACGTCACTATCGGATACGAATAGAATCATATGAATGACCATATTCCAGTGGTTAACACCACCTTAGTATCGAGAATGACACTACGTCTCTCTTGCATTGGTATTCCAGCACACACCATTAACCCATTTGTGGGGATGGTGAGTAAGTGGATAGCCTGCAGCGGAGAAGAATGGACCGTTAAGCGCCTTAAAGCGTTCAAGCAGTACATCGTCTCCTTACACTCAGGAATCACACCACCTGTCCCTTTTGCAAAGAACAGGAAAGGTGAGATGAAGGGTGTATTAGGTTACCTTGCGCGTTGGTCACGGAGTAATGAGAAATCCTTTTCAAGGGTTCTTCAAGCATCCATGGCTTACACAGCATTGCAGGCGTCAGAAGTGACGCCCACCCAGAGGAAGAAATTCCTCAAAGGTGTCCTAGCTCCAGTGGTGGTTAACCCACCATACCTTGAGGCAGCGATTGTAGCTGCCACCAAGAAGGCCATTGGTAGTAGGAAGATCGAGACAGTCCCGAAATCCCTATTCGAATGGATAGGTTCCCCTTCAAAAAGGGCACCTACCTGCCGATATGGATCAGTCGGCCAGGACAGCAAAATCCTGAGCGAGCTGTTTCTATTGGACAACGATGCTATCCTAGACCATGTCAAATCACTATGGGAACCCATTTATAAATGGGTTTTTCGCGAAATCGATTTCAATCGGTTCTGCGATTCCGTACATGATGATGATAGGGTTGATGGTCCGCTTCGTTGTGGAGAAGTGCATTTCCTACAGGAGCCCGGTTACAAGCTTCGCTCTATAGCGTCGCCCTACCGTTTGTTCCAAATCGCGTCAGAGCCCTTGAAGAAGGACTTAAAACGTGTCGTGGAACAACTCCCATGGGATTGCACCCATAATCAGGCAAAAGCCACAGACTACATTCAGCAACATTTGCAGCATAGGAAGAAAGTCCACTCAGTGGATTTAACCTCTGCTACAGATGTCTTTCCCTTGGATATCCAAGAGAAGGTCCTGCAAACGATATATGGTGTTGATAACCCCTTCGTCCGTCTATTCTCTGAGATTTCTCAGGGAACATATTCGAGCGAGTTGGGAGATATTACGTGGAACAAAGGACAGCCTTTAGGCTTTAATCCCTCATTCTTCGCATTCACCCTAAGTCATGGTATCTTGTTATTCACCCTTAACGGGATGAGACACGATAACATGTTTTTCGTTGTAGGAGATGACGTCATCATCCTTGATGATCGTCTTTACAAAAAGTACCTTGAGGTACTTGATGTGCTGGATTGTCCATACTCACCTGAGAAGTCAGTTAGTTCCTCCATCATGGGGGAATTTGCTGGGAAAATCATAACAGCCACGGGAGTTATCCCGCAGCTTAAATGGAAAGTTCCTAGCGATGACTCGTTCATGGATCTGGCCCGCTTATTGGGGCCAAAGAGTATGCGTCTGTTTAGTCGGCGTCAGCAGAAAGTTATCGAGAGCTTTGCACACGTTCACACGTTGCACCCTTACGGGCTCAATTGGTCGGCCCCAGGTACTAACCTGGAGTCAGCTTTAAGAGAAGCGTTTCGTCTGCTCAACGATCAGGCTGTTACTACCGTTGCATCCCTTACGGGACTAACAGGTCGAATAAATCGAACCCTTCATGGGAAAGATCTACAGACCAAAACTGCGGTACCCTTCATTCTCGAAAGAGAGATTAGGGATACAGTCCGAACCTTCGACGAGAAGGTCCGTCTGGCATTCGCCGAATTAGGCTACCATAATCACGACTATTGTCGTTTTGTGGAAAACCTGTTCGACCTGCCTGGGACTCAAGAACCAATTATTGGGTCCTTGTTGCCCCGTCAGCATATGACCTCCTCACGGAGATCATTGTTAACTAGGCTACTAAACTTCCTAAAAGGAAAGC